TAGGTCGTACAATGAGAGATCAGTTTGCAACCGCAATCTACTCTGATAATGATCCAGCCGCTAATTCGCCAACTGTAAGTGCAAATGCACCAGTTGGATTGCAGCACGTAGTTGCAGCAGATCGAACACTTGGCGGCATTGATTCTACTAGCAATAGCTGGTGGGATGGTGGATATGTTGCTGACGGGACTCTTGCTAGTGGAGGTGCAGAGGGCACTCCATTAACATTTGATAACATCAAAGACTCTACTAAGCCAGAATACATCCAGACTGTTTTTAGAAATGCTTATAAAGAGCTTTCTATTGGTTCTGATGTGCCAACTATGATTGTTACAAATCAAGTTGTGTTTGATGCTTATGAATCAACATTAACAGACCAAAAGCGTTTTGGTGCAAGTTCTACTACTCTGGCTGATGCCGGATTCCAGAATCTTCTTTACAGAGGTATTCCGGTTGTAGTAGATCAAGCTCTAGATCTTTACTCTGGTGCTGATAATGATGAGGATGCTGCAAAGCATATGTTCTTCTTGAATGAGAAGTATATGGGCTACAAGCATCACTCAAAGCGCAATTTCACTTGGGATGGTTTTGAAAAGCCAATCGATAGAGATATGCGAGTAGGTAAGATCCTTTGGATGGGAGCTTTATGCTTCTCATCTCCTAGGATGTTAGGTGTTGTCGGAGATATGCCTAAGTCTTATTCATAGATAACTGGTGGGGGCTTTCTTTTAGCATTCTATATGGTTTTGATTCCTCTCTCTCGAGTCAGCCCCCACTTACGAAAAGGTAGAATATGAAATGGTCTGAATTAAAAACTAGAGTATGTAAGCCTTTTGGAGGTTCTCATTTAAGTGATGCAGAATTGTTTTTAGAAGATGCCGAGCGAGATCTTGGCATTTTTGCAAAATGTTATAAACGAACATTTGTTACCTTATTGGATGAATTCAGTAACAATTTTGCATTACCATCTGATTTCATTGAAATGGATGGCAGACCAGATTACAACGGTGATTTATTAGATAGATATACAGAGGTAGGTTATGCAAGTAATAAAACATCTAGCACCACTTTTGAGACTGGTCACCCACAATATTATCGTATCGAAGGTAATAAAATGGTGGTTGTGCCTAAGCCTACTTCCGCTCAATTATTAAGATTTCAATATGTTGCAGTGCCTACAAAGCATACTTCTAGTACTGCATATAAAGCATTGCGATATAAGTCATTATCTGGTGAAGGGTATCAGATTGGAGATGTAGTAGAAGGTCGTGTATCTGGTAGTTTAAGTACGGCTACTGCAAGTGGTAAAGTTTTAAGAGATGATTCAAATGGTGACGGTACTGGTACATTAATTTTATCAAATATCACTACATTAGGTAGTTATACTGGATTTAGGAATGGTGACACGCTAGTGACTATAGATCCAGAAGAAGATGCTTATGCATCAAATTCTCCTTATGGATATGGATATACATTTGATCAATTAATTCAAAATTGGGATAATATTGGTTTGGGAGGCAAGGCAACAATAGAAGGTACAGAATATGCTTTGTCTGGAACCTCAAATAATATTCCTTATGGAAAAACAGTAGGTGAGTCTCCCGTAATACCAGAGCCATTCCATTATTTAATGATTGAGTTTGCACAAGCTCGCATTTATGATATGCTAGGACAAAGCGCAGATGCTGATAGGCATTATAATCGTTATTATCAAAATAGAATTGGATTAGCTGGTATTACTGCTAATCAAGATTTTGGTGGGCCTACTACAGTCATAGATGCATTATGAAACATATAGAAATTGACACATTTGGCGGCATTGTAAGTAATGCTGACGGTGAGGACATAAGACCAGACCTTGGTCAAAACGTAGTAAATTTTTCTTTAAACAAATCTGGAGTTTTAAAATACAATGATAACTATATCATTGGTGCTTCTTTTAATGGGGTTGAGTGTAGTCTTGTATACTACTGGACTGATTTTACTAATGCTACACCAAATTATATTGTTCTTATTGACAAGACTAATAGTCAATTGCAAATACTTAATAGTGTTTATGCAAAACAAATTTATATAACTACAGATGCGGATGATACAGATACTAATTATAAGCTTTATCCAATTACTACATTAAATGCAACGTACAAAGCTCAACCAAGCGTACTAAGCTCTGGAAACTATGTTCGTATATCCCCAAGTAAAGGACATGAGCCTATACAATTACAACATATTACCGACAGAAAATTCTGGGGATATTGGCAAGGAACACCAGCAGCATGGAATTGGTATGCTAAAAGAGCAATAGCTTCAAACAATGCAGAGACATATACAAATGCTGATGATGGCTTTTTTGCAGACATTGCATATCCACGAATGGATTATGCTAGGGGTAAAACAATGTTTGCTGGAGGAGACCTAAGCTTAACTTTTAAACCACAGATAACTGCTAAAAATCACAAAGATTCAACTGGCTATAGAAATGTAAGTAGCATTGATGTGGCTGATGGAACATTGGTTGGCAATCATGTATATGATTCCGCTACTGTAAATACATCGTACTATATTCACGAATATGCTATTGCTTTAGTTTATGACGGCAATCAAATAGGCCCACTAAGCAATAGTACTTATACAAGAATTAAAACTGTTAAACCATCAACAAGGCAAAGGCCTAGGGGAATGAGCACTAGGGTAGACGTAAACATGGATCTTGCTACAATGAGTGGGACAACAACTACTGTTAGGGATGTTATGCAAAATCCAAGAGTTACTGGCATAGCATTGTATCGATCAATATCTGGAGCTAATTATACAAAAGTTAAATCAAAAAGCAATCTTCGTAGAGTTGGAACATACCGAATTGATAGATCTGAAAGTGATATGAATCGTGTATCAATAGCTGCTTCAGATATACAGTTATTAGCCTACAATAAGCTTTTACCCATTGATATGGCAAAACATAGCTCAAGCATTACAGATGTCACATCTGTTTATTTAAAAACATATTGGGATAGTAATGGTGATGGAGAAGTGCAAGAACAAAGTAATGCAATATCTGGCATTGATGATGATTATGGTGTCATTACAATTGGAGGCTCAATAACTAGTGCTAATTTTTTACCAGACACTTTAACAGAGTATGCTATTACTGAAAACTCTACTGCTATTGGCACTGGTGCTGGAACAATATATAATAGCGGTATAAAAGGTGTGGGCGGTGAAATGTGGATGATCGTTCCCGGTAACTTAGAAGATGGAGATGGTTATTATAAAAATTGTATTGTTACTGAACAATCGGTGGCAACAAGTACAAAATTTGATTGCATAGTTGAAAGCTATTTAGGAATGCACAAAACAGATGCTGGTGCTGAGGTGTATTACCATGCTTGTAGGTTATCCGGAGATTCAATGTGGACTAAATTAAAAACGGGTGTAGTAGCTATTTATATCCACCGTACAAATGAACCAATGTATTGGTATCACGATCATATTACTCATGGATCTGGTAATAATAGAAAGCAAGCTAAATTATTTATGTATGATGCAGATCCTATTAGCTTTGAAGGGCATCCATATCCAGAAGACAAAATTAATCATGGGTATGAAGTTCAATATAGTTTTATGGGTAGAAGATTTATTGGTAATGTAAAAATGAATCTAGGGGACACCGATGAAGAAGAGCATAAAAATATGTTATTGTATTCTGAGGTTGGAATGCCAGATGTAATCCCATCAGCTAATTTTATACAAATACAAGATAACAATGGAGGTGAGATTACTGGGTTTAGTAGTGCCGGTGGAGATCTAATTGTTTTTACCACTACCGGTATTTTTTCCTTAAATATGAGAAGCACAGATCCCGAGAGTTGGGTTTTATCAACCATAAGTAATCAAGTTGGATGCATTGCATCTGACAGTATTGCAAAAATAAAAGATCAAATATTTTTTGCCGGAGATCATAGTTGCTATTACTTAGCCCATACCCATCAATTAGTACCGGTCAGCGAACCAATAAATGATTTCTATAGGCCACTTCCAGATGCTAGTAAAAATAAAACACAAACGATTTACGAGGCCGATAAAAATATTTTACATTGGTTATTTGGGGGAACAGATACAGTGGGTGGTAGTTCATTTGTCTACGAACTGCACTTAGAAAAAGGGGATGTTACTTGGACAAAAAGAAATTATAACAGACCATTGAGCTTATTATCAAAAGATTTTAACAATGATCCAGTATTTATTAGTAATACATCTCGAATCTCTAACCCATTAAGTAGGTAATGGCAGCTAGTTCAAATTCAAATCAAATCAATTTATCTGCCGATGGAAATGGCTTAGTGACCGTAAGTGGCACAGTTGTTTTACTAAAAGATGAAAGCCTTACATTAGCAAATAGTACTGCCGTTAGCTATGCAAACTATGGCAATTATAAAGCCGTTAAGGTAACAGATGGGGCAAGCAATAGTCAATATATTGTAAGCCCCCCTTCTC